GCGCTGCGTCTTCGGTGCCCTGCCGAACGGCTGTATCCACCTTCGCGTCGCCGGTCAGCGGGACGCGGGGCGGGGGGGCCGCTGGAGGGGAGCCGCGGCGCGGGGCGCTCATACCCGCCACCGGCGCCGGTAGCCGCCCATGCGGGCGCGCGCGAGCTCACGCACCGCCCCGCGCACGTCCGTCACCTGTTCGGGCATCCCTTGATCACGCTGCCCGGCGAGCGACCGGATCCGCGCCTCGACGCGCGCGCATTCCTCCGCGGCGCCGGACCAGTCCGATTCCTCCTTCTTCAGCCACTTCCGAGCGAGATCCCACGCGATCCACTCCTCCCATCCGTTGACGCCGTCGTACCAATTGTCGTGGGTAGGGTCCGGGTCCGTGTTCAGGATCGGAATGAACCGGTAGGTGACCTGGAACGCCACGCGAGGAATCGGGAGCAGCTCGATCTTTGCCACGGGGGCCTGGCCAACCAGGCCGGGGATCCCGAGGTCTCCCGTGAGGCGATACCGCGTATCCTCCGGCTGTGCGTAGCCTAGGATCCCGTCCGAGAGCAGTCCGGCAACGTCACGCTCCATGAACGGCGAGAGCGCCACGACACCGGGGACCGTGCTCGTCACGACATAGACCCCGAGGAGCGAAAGGAAGAGGCTCGACAGCGAGTAGAGCTTCGTCCCCGGAACCGTGGTGAAGCTCTGCTCGCGCGTCGCGTAAGCCTGGCCGAATGCCTCGCGAAGCATGTCCATGAGCGCCTGCGCGCTCGCATCGCATTCCTCCACGGCTTCCGCCGTCGAGACGAACGTGGAATTCTCCATGTTCGCTCGACGGCGAGCCTTTGCGATGATGGCGTTTCGCGAGACCCCGGCCATGCGTCAGCCCTCGTCCTCTTCCTCGCGTCCGCAGCACGCGACGAAATTCTCGAGGGCCATCGCGACAGCGGACATGTCGAGCCGATCGGGCTTTAGCCCGAGCGCATCCACGAGCGTCCGCGCCGCATCCTCCATGTCGGAAGGCTCGTCCGTCTCTTCGGCCTCGACCTCTTCGCCCTTCCCGTCCTTCGACGGTCCGAGCGCGATCATGAGCCCGCCGCCCTTCACGTTGCCACCGTCGAGTTGCGGACCGTCAGGGCGAAACTGACTGTCTCGTCCGCCGTTGGGTCGAACGGCGCGCCCGCCATGTCGACCACGACGAACTCGATCCGCCGAAGGTCGACATCCGAGAGCGAGCCATACTCGCTCATGAGGACGACGCTCGGAACGACCGTGCCCGTGTCCGAGTAGACGGTTCCTTCGAGCTTGACGAAATCGGTGGGCCAGTTTTCCTTGAACTTGATCCGATACCCGCCCACACCGGAGCGCGAGACGGATTCGACGGCTTCGCTTCCAGCTTCAAGCGTCGGCGCGCCCACGCCGTTGAAGCGGATTCGACCTAGCAGGGTGACGATGAAATCCTTGGAGACCATCGCCGCCCGCTGGCGCGTTTTCGTTCCCATGTGATTCTCCTTTCGAGAGAGGGATCCCCGCCGGTTGCCCGGCGGGGTACCGCTCAGAACGTGACGCGGACGACGTGCAGCGGCTCGCGCACGCGGAACTGGCCTCGGTAGCCGACGCGGAATTCGATCGCGTCGGCCGTTGCTTCGCGAAGGATCCCCTTGTTGTCCAGGGCGCCGTACTCGAGGAACCGCGGCGCCTTGCCGAGCGTGCGCAGCTCGAGCACGTCGAGCTTGACGAGGTACGCGGTCCCCTTCGGGCAGTCGGGATCCGCGAAGACCTTGAGCGGCTGCGCGTTGCCCGTCCCGACGATCATGAACCCCTCGTACCCGACGGCTCCGCCGTCCGTGGACTTCTCGTAAATCCGCTCGGCCTTCGCGCCGAAGCCGATCGTGATGTCGCTCACGTCGTCCGGGTTCGCGAAGCAGTGCGTGAGCTTGCTTCCGCGGACGAACGCGTACGAGAGCGCCTTCTGCAGCGTCTGATCCTTCGGCCCGCCGCCGCCGTTGTACCGCTGCCCCGCGAGCCGCGTCGGCATCACGGATCGGTCGACGCCGAAGAAGTTGTCACCGGGGGCCGGCGCCGTCGCGGGGGCCCAGTCGGAGAGGCCGGAGATCTTCTTGTTGTAGTCGCCGTCGACGAACAGATAGTCACCGGCCGCGAAGCCCGCGATGCCGGCATCCCACGCCGCGGCCGCGGAGAGGGTTCCGGTATCCTCGTCGATGGCCGTGATCTCGACCGCGCCCACGTTCTGCGCGCCGGTGCCGTCCGTGGACGAGCTGCCGATCTTCATGCCCACGGCGAAGTGGACGACGTCGAGCGGCTGGGCGAGCGTGAACGTCAGGGCAGCGGCGACGTAGGCGCCGACGCGTCCGATCGTGCCACTCTTCCCGCGGTACAGCGCTCCGGCGAGCGAGATCCCGATCGTCGTGAACATGCCGGCGATCTCGAACTCCAGACCCTCAGCCATCGTGTAGGGATCGCCCACCGCGGCCTCGAGAGCCTCACCGTCGATGCTCCCGAGTCCGTAGTCGGAAACGCGGGTCAGCGTGAAGTCACGCTGCGCGTTCGGGTTCTTGTTCGCCTGCGCGTTGGCGAAGGTCGCGCTGCGGCCGTTGCCCTGGGCGAAGTTGACGGTCTGGACGTAGTTCTTGCCGCGGAAGGTGTCGTTCTTCGGAACGAGACCGAGGAGCGGGTGATTCTCGTACGCGAGAACCGCAACGCGCTTCTCGAAAACGGTCTTGAGGATCGGTGCGAAACTGGTCAGCGATGCATTGGTCATAGCGTCCTGTGGGGACGCGAGAGCGACCGATTACCGCGAAGCGCCGAGCCCTCGAATGGCTGCGGCCAATGCGGAAACGGTGCCCTCGCGAGTCGTGGCGGGTTGGGCGATCTGCGATCGCTCCTTCCCCGCTCCGTTCGTGAGAGTGCGAACACCGCCCCGCTTCGCGCGAGACTCGCCGGGGGATGCGCCCCGTTCGCCCGGCGTCGTGCTGCTCGGCACGCCGGCGCCTCGTTTCGCGAATCGCTTCGCCTCGCGCGCGTTGTACTCGCGCAAAATCTCTTCGTTGGTCGGGAGCCGATCCCACCCCTGGCCAGGGTGCGCGCGGTCCAACCGCTGCAGCTCCGCGTGGATCTCGCGCCCGATCTCGATCGACGCCGCGACGAACGCGGGCCCCGGGAGCGCGAGCACCACGCGCCCGCTCGCGTCGTCCTTGTCGGCGAGGAACGGGTACTTTTCCGGGTCCGCCGCCTCCGTCAGGAACGCGCGCCGCTCGTGCTCTGCCGCGGCTCGAGCGTGCTCGGCGCGCTGCCTCTCGTCGGCCTCGCGACGCGTCTTCTCGGCCGCTTCGATCTCCGCTCGAGCAGCCTGCCGCGCGCGCTCTTCCGGCGTGTCCTCGGCAAGGATCTGCTCGGTCAGCGCGTTGACGTCGATCCCGAGCCGACGGATCACCTCGCGCGGGCTCTTCCCGACGAGCCCCTTGATCTCGCGAAGCGCATCGAGCTCGGCTCGCTCCTCGCGCGTGAGGCCGATCCGCTGCTCTTCGGCGCGGAGCTCGGACATGCGCGCCTCGACCTTTTTCTGAGCCCGCGCCGCGCGCCGCGCGATCCCGCGGTATTTCTCGGTCCCGTCGGGCTTCGCGGGCTCGGCGGCCTTCGCGTCATCTTCGGCCGGAGGCTCGCCGTCGCCCCCCGCGGGCGCGTCCGGCTCGGCGTGCTCGGCGGGGGTCTCCTCGCCTCCGGCCTCGCGCCACGCGTCCACGATCGCGCCGCGGAGCTCCGTTGCGTCGCCCTTCGCGCTCGACTCCGCGCCGGCGCCCTCCGTGCTCGTGCTCGTCCCCTCGTCAGCCATCGGTCTGCCCCTTTCGTGCGATCCAATCCGCTTGCGCCTCGCGCACAGCAGTCGCGTCGTCCTCGCCGTCGAACAAGAACACCTGCCCCTTCGGGCAGAGGTGGTTTCGCCGGACCGGAAGCCCCCCGACCTCGTCCGGCGTGGTCGTGTCGCTGGGGTGAACGTGGAACGCCACCGGCTGCCCCTCGAACGCCTGCAGCGACTCGAGTAGCCGCCGCTCCGCGTCGAGCCGCGCCGTGCGCGTCTCCGGGTCCACCGTCGGGCGCGCCTCGACCGTGAGGGCCCGTGCGAGCGTCGCGGCCCCTGCGAGCATCCCGATCCTCATGCTGCCACCGGGGGCGCATCGAGCGCGGCAGGGGGGGCAGGCGGGGCGCCGTCCGCCGGGGGGGCGCCAGGGGGCGCGGGCATCATCGCTGCGGTGTTCGTGAGCCAGCCGCGAAGGAGCGCCATGCGCTCCTCGTCGAGATCGTCGACGATCGCGAGCTGGTACCGCAGCGTGCCCACCCTCATGCAAAGCGCGAGGTTCAAGATCGGCTCTGGCATGATCGTAGGGTCGAGATCGTCAAGCATCCGATCTATCAACGCGTCGATCGCGTCGCGCGGCGCCGTCGTCAGCTCGGACTCGCTCTCGATGTCCGGGAAATTCATCAACCGGAGAATCGTCTCCGGCCCCCATCCGAGCGCCTGGGCGAGACCGCTCGACACGAGCTCGGACAACTTCGCGAGCTTCCCGGTCGGGGTGTTCGGCAGCAGCGACGTCGGCCAGCGCTGCAGCACGTACCCGTCGTCCAACCGGAGATCCGACCACGCGATGCGCTCGGTCTTCCCCTTCGGGGAGCGGTAGACGACCTCGTAATCGGAATCGGCTTCGGCAAGCTCCTGACAGGTCTGCACCACGAGGGTCCCGACGTCGACGGCGAGCCCTTCGTACTCTCGCGCCTGCGGCAGGTACGCCTTGCTCGTCGTGTCGTTGTACGTCTCGAGCGCCACGCCGGAAGCGTTCTTCAGCCCGGCCGGGATCTCCGCGCGCGCTGCCATCGACGACGTGCGCGCTCGCTCGAAGGCGCGCTGGTACTGGCGCTCGAGCCACGCGTACATCTCCGGCGCGACGGTCGCGGGAGTCATGAACACCGGCGGCGAGCCGGTGAATTCACCGATCGTCCCGATTCCGTTCTGGATATGCGCTTTGTTGATCTTCGCGCCGCGCTCGACCCACACCTGGAAGCCGGCCTGCTCGTGCGCGATGTCGATCGCGATCGCCGTCTTGTTCACGTTGTACTGAATGCCGACGAGCATTTCGCACACGCCGCGCCCGTAGAAGCCAAACGGGCGGCGAGACCAGCGCATCACGGCGATCGGGAAATTCGGGCGCGTCCACTCCTCGTCCACGAGCGTTGCGCCGTCGCACACGATGACATGCCGACCGTCCTCCGCGTCCGGGCCACTCGGCAGGTGCCACGACTCGATCACCACGATCACGTCCGCGACGTACGTGCTGCGGATCGCCCACGGCCCCGAGGGCATCCCGGCCGCCTCGATCGCCGTCGCGTGCTCTGGCCAGAGCTCCGCGGCCTGCCCGCGGTCCATGTACTTGACCCGGTGCATCGAGCGAGGCTTGCGGTCGTACCCGTCTACCTCGTCAACGAGGATCTCCCACGGGTGGACGCGCTCGATCTGCACCTTTCCGTGCGCCGCGAACACGTGGACGAATCCGGTGCCGAACCGGATCGCGTCGTGCGCGCAATCGGGAAACGCCTCGCCGTACACGTCGCATTCCTGAAAGACGCCGTCGACGAATCGATTCGCTTTCTGGATTCGGCGGCGCATCTCGTACCCGCCGCCAACCGATAGGAACATGCACCGCGGCTGCGCTTGCGTGATCTCCGCGTGCAACGTGTCGCACACGGTTTCGACCACGTTCAGCGATAGCGGCTCGAAGTCCAGCGCTGCCCACGCGTCGGCTCGGCTCCCGGGCGTGATCTCCGATGCTGCCGAGTCCGTGCAGAGGGAAAGCGCGGTCTCGTACCGATCGAATTGCGACGTCAGATCCTCACGGATCTTCGTCACCAGCGGCCACACCGCACCGGCAGCATCGGCGGTCTTCCAGAACCGCACGTCGCTCGGCGGGCCGAACACGGACCACGTCGCGCCCTGCGTCACGACCTACCCCCGAACGGCAAGCGCTGGCGCTTCCCAGCTCCCGCGCGGTACAGCACGTCTTCGGGCACGCGATCGTCGTCGACGTCCGGGGGCGGCGCGGGGTGGCACGCCGGCGCGGACGCCGGCGCGCGCGTGAGGTCGATCTCGAGCGAGCCGACGCGCAGCACGCCGACGCCACCGGCGCGCATCTCCGCCACGAGCTCCCGAAGAACGGCCGGCGTCACGCCGCGCACCGCGACGCTGCAGGCCGGGCACGGCGCGCCTGCGCCGCAGTCCTGACAGCGCCCATCGCTCACCGGAACCCCCGGGGGCCCTTAGCCGAGGGCCCCGGCGCCGCCGAGGGGTTGGGGTTGGGAACGGCGCCGGGACCTTCGCTCGCGGCCAGGACGGGAGGTTCCAGCTCGATCTCGCGGCCGGAGGCGTCGCGCCAGCGACGAACGCCGTGCTCCCGCATCCATCCGACTCGCTTGGTCTCCCATTCCTCTGGCACACTCTTGCACTGACACAGCATGTGCCAGTGTGTCAAGTGGCACAAACGAACGCCCCGGGACGGCCGCGATCAAACGCCGTCCCGGGGCGTCGACTTCCGCCCGAGGAGCCCCGAGTGTGCCACGGCACACGTGGCACACGCAAGCACTACCCGTCGCCCTGGCGGCGAAGCTCGTCGGCTTCGGCGCTGGTGAGCGTCCCGGCGTCCGGCGGGAACGCGAGCGCGGAGAGCGCGCGCATGTCCTCCGCGCCCCACGCGACCGGGTGCGTGACGAGCCCCTGCGCGTGCTCGTCGCACCGGAACACGCGTGGGAAGTCCTCCGCGTCGCGGTCCTGCGGCGTACGCTCGCGTGTCGCGGGGCGCCCGCACCGGTCGCAGCGCGTCCACATGCGCGAAACGAGCCGAGCGAGCAGTCGTAGGCCGGCCTCGATCTCGGCCGGTGTCACGTCTCCTCCAGCACCGTCCGTCACGGCATGCCACCCGTCGACGGCGCCGGCGTGCACCGGCAGACGATCCACCCGTCGACGATCTCGAGCCGTGCGCCCTCGTCACACGCGACGTCGTCCACGTCCGTCTCGCGGTG